TGGACAAATCTTGAACCCTTTTACAACCTTATTTTTCGGCACGATTCCTCCAAGAATGTAAAGTAGAGTTATACCGTTCATAGGCTTCGGTTTGTTTAGGGGGTCCAAAATATTTATCTGCTTGTTCTTCAGTAATCATCCCTTTCAAAATCAGTTGTAAGATGCAGGTTCGCCAACCACGATGGGATTCATTCAAGGGAACACCATGCTCATCAAATCGCATAATGCTCAACTCGGGAGCAAAACCATTTTGCACCCAACAAGCAATTTCAGGCTTTTCTAAACCAAAACCTTTTTGTACTAGTAGAGTCAACTTATCCGGGTGGGGGTGTGTCCTGTACCAACACTTTATCTTGACCTTATCCCGTAAAATGTTGATAAATTCAGAAGAATGTAAAATTCGTCCCATACGCTCATCAACATCGTTATACTCATCTGGTTTTACAAACTGATATTCCTTAGCTATTTCTTCGTTGCCTTCCTTCCAGCGGCAAAGTTCTTCTTTCGTCTGATTGGAACTATCATCATGAACATGCGTTCCGTACTCTGCGACGGCGGCTTCCATCTCGGGAGTCATCGGCGCATCTACCATGTAATTTTCCCACGGTGCGGATTCGTTGTTACGAGTGCCCTGAAACTTTTTAATTTGCTCTAAATTAGGGTTGCTATCTACGGCTTTAGGCGCAGATGCTTCCCACCGCTCCATATAATCGTCATTCGACAGAGCACTCATGGCCTATCCTCCTTTGGCTCAGGCTTCCATCAAAAGATAAGCCTTTCATGCAATGAACAGAATCAGTGTCCGCTATGGGGATCAGCCATAGTAACCGCCAACGCCTCGCTCGCCCTACGTATGACGAATCCGACTAGACTTTGCTTCAGGCAATAACGCTTTCTGCGAAGTCACGTCTGTATCAATCTCTTTCTCATATCCCCGATAGGGGAATGCAACGGTGTCATCCTGACACATACCTCTAAACTCCTGGTCGTTCTGAATCTGAATATTCTTCAATCTCCGAAGTTTGCCGTTCTCCTGCCTCAGATAAGTAATGGCTCTCCGGTATCTCACAAGTATCTGTCCAAGCAACTCATTTGACTCCATGAGTGCTCGTATAGTCAAATCTTTGTTCAAGTCCATAATTCCTCCCCCCAAGGAATGAGTAGGGCTGTATTCCTACAGCCCCTCTCAAATTACGCAATAACGTTTACAATGATTTGAGCGTAAATCATCTGCACGGGATCGCCACTAGCCTGTATTGGTTCAGGATCAATGGAACTCTGGACAAAATCAAAAGTCGGGAACTGGACTTCGACAATCGTTTGGCCTACATGAAGACTCGTAACCAAACCACTTCCAGAAACTGACGCAATTAGTGCAGAATATGCCACTTGATTTTTGAGTAAACCATTTCCACTGATAGCATTACTCGGATTGTAGCCCGAGAATGCGGGGTTGCCATAAGACTTGTATACTGGCGAACCTGCCGGAGTATATGAAGTATTTGCTACATCTTTTAGAACAGTTGTCAACTGACAAGTGTTATAATACTGAACAGTGTATCCCGTAGGACCGGCCAACGCACTAGACAAACTAAGAGTCAGTTCATACTGTGCAACGGGGTGCTTCGAAGAAGGCGCTGCGCCAATACCTTGGCCCAACGGAAAACCTGCTGTGCCTTGTGTTGCTGAGGAACCACCGCTATTATTAACAACGTTAGTACCTGTGACTTGAACATACGCTGCTACATTAAAACCGTCCGTAGGGGTATGTTGTGGATTGGGATTTGCCATATTATTCCTTTTCTGGTTCAAATGAACCAAGTTCTTTCGCCAGCGTATAGATTCTCTCTAACCGCTGTTCTACAACACGAAACGGAACAATTCCACCGTTAGCCCGTGACATACTACTTTCCATCCAAAACAGCAATGAAAATTTTGATTTGCTGGCTTGGCAGGAAAGTTGCGGGCTTTCGAAATGAGAACTGCAACAAGGGACCAAATTTCCAGGTACATGTCCTAAAGAAGAATTAATCCTGTCTAGCCCCCACACTTTACCGATACCGGGGAATCTCCCACAGTACGCACAGGGTCTAGGATGACCATTCTTCAAATAGTAATGAATCGCTTGTAAAATATTATCAAATCCAAACTGGCGATTCAACATCTTATCTGTCCAGCGCATTCCATTATATCTCTTTCGAATGCACTTGTAATAACCTTTTGACAGATGTTGAGCATGTTTTATAAATCTCGAACCCTCTTGCTTGTATTCAACAAGCATTCCGTCTTTTCGCCACTCAGCAGCCCAATCTTCTATCGTACCTACAGATATCCCTGTTCGGGTAGATATTTCCTGCATGCTTCGCTGTTGACGCAATAATTCTAAAGTCTTTTGACGTACTTCTTCCGAATGCGCTTTCATTTTCCCTCCTAACAGGGATTGAGTTAGGTGGGTGGTTAGGCACCCACCCTTCTCAAAATAGGCATATGCCTAAATTACTATACCACATTGTCAAGTTAGGAGATCGCCGAAGCAGCGTCAATCTGGCGCATCCTAATAGTTGTATCCAATATTGTTACTCGCTTTTCAGCGGGACTAGACATTTCTGCTAGTCTCTTGCAATTGTTATTCCTGCAAGTTCGGACTATCGCATCACCTTTCGGTGCCCGCTCACTTAGTCTCTCACGGTGCCTTTCAGCTTCCGCCTTGTTAGCCATTTCAGCTTCCAAGTCAATCAGAGTGGGTTTATTACTCGCCCCAATACTTATCATTTAGGGCCGAGTGACGTAGTAAAGTGAACCCTGTAAGAAGTCCCAATATCTTACATGACTACGCCTATCTAGCAATTAGCAACCTGCGGTAGCAGACATCGCTTTTAGTTTACTAGATATAACCTGGACAGACTTTGTATATCCAGGGATCAAACCTTCAGGATCGGCAACGGTTGGCTCCGCATTCTGAACAATATTACATTCAATGTTACGCCATTCGCCATCACCGAAACCGGTGTCGCCCTTGGCTCCGAGGTTAATGGAGAAGATACCATCACGCCCGAAGATGTAAGTGCGAAGTGCCGTCAGACCGGTAGTTCCGCCGTAGTTAATGGTCTGCGTAACAAGGTTAGTCTGATAAAACTGGACTCCCGTTGTAGGCAGTTCGATAACTTCGGTCAGATCAACCGACACCAGCGAATCCATCTTCATCAAACCCACCGGGGTGTGCTTGAGAATGTCAATTGGTGCGTCATTGCTGTTGTCAGCAATCACGTCGCCCAATGCGAACGGATGGATCACACCAGAGAAGCTCTTGGAAGCTTCATCAAACGGACGCACACTGCGACCCGCCAGCGATTGAACGCTGTTACGGATTTGAGAGAGCGACAGAGCGGTGAAACTCGAAGTGCTGGACTGGGCGAGTTGTGTAAGAACGCTTGCGTCAATGCTGGATGCGCCGTCAGCGGTTGCACGCACAAGTGCGGACAACGACTCGCCAAGGCGATACGACATTTCACGGGCAACGTTCTCAACTGTGTTATCAATGGCAGTTGCAAGACTGAGCGAACTAAAGTTCGCGTAATCTGCATCAAAGTTGTTTAGGATTTAAGACTGTTCACGGAACGTGAACGTCCCCTAATTCACACTAGGGACACTCTCATGGTCGCCCATGAGTTCAGACTCTATCTTTACAGCATCGCTGCTGATGCTTGACGTATTAGTCGTTAGAGGTTCACTACCGTGGTTAAGTGCAGATAATTTATGCATCAGACTGTCGCGTAATTCTTTGTTTTTTGCAACATCAGTCTTGAGCGACCATTGATTACAACGTGGTATTCTCAAAAACTCTAAGAAAACCTTTGCTTGCTCTTTCTTGATAACCAAATGTGGAAGAATTCCTAGAATAAAATCCTCTTTATTCTTCACCCCACTGAGTCTCCAAGAATGCATAGTTTTACGATTGAATCCGTGCATGTCTTTTGGGTCAAAAGAATAAAACTTTCCACCAAAATTATGCATCAAATATTTAATTAGTTCAATTGAAGTATTCCCAATCGTAATGCGAGCATTGTGATTCTCGCTATGTTTGTTGTAATAGATGGAAAAACTACCCTCACCATCCACGATTCCAGCCACATACGGCCAACGATGTTTATCGTTCATAGTGTCTTCCCTCGGTATTGTCTACTATTTTAGTATAGCAGATATCCACCGATATAGTCAAGTTTTTACGGTGAACTAGCAATTAATTCACCGATAGTCGCGGTATTTGTCAGTACGCTGACGCTGAGGGAAGAACCCACAGTGCCTTCCGTAGTCTGGACGGTGTTAGCGGCCAGCGGAACGTACATGAACATCTCCAATTAGGTCAAATATCGCATATCCAGTACAAGATGCTTAAAAATACTGGTTACCAGAATTCATCGGCAGGTCGAGACGTTCCGAGCATGCGACGAACGGGGTTTGCGCCTTCCAAATTTGTTATTGTTGTCCCCATCACTGGGGTCACGTTCTGCATGTCACCATGCAGTTCAGACTCTATCTTTAGTCAAGTTTGGGGCTTGACACGTCTTGCGTATTAGTCGTTGGGGATTCCTCAAAGGCTTTCATCGCTTCTTCGTACTTTGCGGCAATCTTACTCGTAGACGACGCCTTACGATTAAACGTGGAACATTTCCGGGCAAGGTCAAATCGCTCTTTACATCGGTCCCCTGTACTAGGGAGTCTCAGGTATTCAAGAGCTAACAGAGCCTGTTCTTTTTTGAGAATTAAATATGGCATCATCTCAAGAACGAACAACTCGCGGTCCTTGCCTCTAGGAGCAATCCATTGATATCCGGGTCGTGTAGAATTTTTCATGGTGTGTTCGTAACATTTACCACCATAATGAAACTGAAGCCAATCCGTCAAACGCTTATCGGCTTGATAAATTGAAATCTCTAACACGGGTCGAAAGCCAAATTTGTTTTGTCTCTTATCCCATCGCTTAGAAATGTAAATGGAAATACAGCCTTCACCATCTAGAATTCCTGCGAGGTACCCATTATTTTTGGCTTGCATGAGGTCTTTCCTCCGTCTCTTATGATAGTATCATACTTTGACGGATATAGCAAGATTTAAAGAACCCTTAGGTCAAAGGTTCTCACGGAACTTTTTGTCATACATAATTACCGCGGAATCAACAGTTTACGGTTTTCCGTTAAGTTCTATGAAAACTTTACCGTGGACTGAGGCAGGTTGGAAAGCTGGTTTCCGGCTGGGGAGAATCCCATAATAAATTACCTGTTAACGTCGAGGGCGAGGGGGTCTTTGAGACTCCAATTCATCTACCCGTTTTCTAAATTCGGGATTAGATAAATTCTTCCGGTATTCGTCGGAACTCATATTCTCGACATCTCGCAGAGTTAAAGTAGCCGCCTTTTCTGGAGCCATACCGCCGCTATTCGGGGCAATACGGTTATTCAGTCCTGACGGGACGATACTCTGACGCTTTTCTACTGATACACTAGCAGACGATTGCGGCACCGGAACTTCACTAATCCGAGTTGGTTCCAATACTGGCGCTTGCGGTTGCGGCACCACTTCCGCCACTGGCACTACCGGAATCACCGGTATTGTGGGCGGAACCTCACGCACGATAGGCGATGGCAGAAGCAATCCGGCTTCTTCCATCTTAGCTTGGGCAAATTCAAAATTTCGAACGGTTGGCTGTAGCCCGGTCTTTACCATCCATTCACAAATTGTAGTTACATTTTCTTCGCAAGAGTTAAACTCAGGATGACGTTCAACCCAAGTTCTAGCATTCTGGGCAGCGACTAACTGTGCAGTCTGCACTTGCGTCTTATTCAATGTTTCTCGAAGCTCTGCGGGTTTTACACCTATAGCAGATTCGAATAGCTTGTCACGGGCTTCCGTGAACTTCGCCGGGTCATTCAGTTCTTGGGAAATCAAGAACCGTTCTTCAACGGTAAGCTCTTTCTCCCTGAACTGAACAGGATTTGTCATCTTGTCTAAACCGTCCGGCAATGTTTCAGCTTCTGTAATACCTAGGCGTTGTTTACGCCGCACATCACGAAGCCCACGAATAGACTCCTCGTGGTTGTGTGTCAATTTCTCGATGAGTTCCTCTTGCGTGGTATAACTGATTCTTTGTTGCCCGCCAATTGGCCTACCTTCGGCATCCTTTGGCTGGTAAACATGCCACTTTACTTCGGGCATAGGGGCAGGAGCAACTGGCGCTACAACCACTTCCGCTGGCGGAGGCATAATCGCTTCGACAGCGGGGATAGTGGGGTCTTGCTCAATAACAACTGGTATTGTACTCATAGTCCTCCTCCAAGGTTACTTAAATTCTGGTATATTTGCAGTAACCGCTTCCTCTACAGCTTCTCGATTGCGGTTATTGTACGCATTGATCTGGCACTCAGTTTCAATGCGATTCATCAAACTCGTATAAAACATCGCTGAGACTTTCGCCAGATAATGGTTCGCTAAAACTTGTTCGGAATTTGCGGGGTTGGTATTGAGCAAATTAAAATTGAACTTACGGACGCAATCTTCCATAATTTTCTGTATAATATCAAAGCCCTGTTGCTTGACATACGCAGAAAGTGTGGCTTTATCCTGATCGTCCAGAACAAACTCAACATCCAACCCCTTCAATTCAGTATCTATCTTAAGCATATCTCCTCCGAAATGCTATTAAACTACGTTTTCGTCCCAAAATTTCTTTAGAACCAAGGTTACCCAAACAAGTGGCACGAACGACCAAAGCCACTCACCAAGCATCAGCATAAGATCTCCGATACTGTAGATTGATTCGTGCAGATCAAAAACATCTGCGAGGAAATTCAGATGCGTTTTATTAGTCATAATGCAATGGATTTCATCAATCATGCCATCATCTGTCACTCTAGGAGCCGGTCTAAGCATTCCAAGTAAACTGGGTGGCGGATTTCTCAGTTCGTCTAACTTTACAGCGTTGATCATAACCGGAAACTTATCCTGATTTGCGATAAGCACAAGCTGGTTGCTTGCCTCCCCGGTGAACGTAATCATCCAAGGTGCGAGAATCAACCAGACAAAAGATGTGCAAAGAAACTGGCGAAACTTTTTCATATTGCTGCTCCGGAGGTCGCTCAGACAGAGCATTACGACCTCTGCGGGTGCCTTTCGGCCCCTCTGTTCCCGCCTATATTACACTTGGCATCTGGCCTTCCAGCCCACCCGTACTAGGCTCGCCTAGGACCGCCTCTGAAAGCCCTGAAGCTTTGGCTGAGGCAATTACTAAATCATGCTTGATACGATTATTAGTCGACTGGTCTTCAAGTTCTTGTTTCTGTTGAAACTTCTGGTTCGTTTGTTGCTGCATCGTTTGCATGCGCTGTTGTGCCAATGCCGCTTGAGAATTCTGAGTTTTCTTGTCAATCATCGCTTGAGGCATCTTCTTTACGATATCCTGACCATTCTTCCATTCCGATGCTTCCATCCACATCTTGAAGATCACATCATAGTCAATGTACAATTCCATATCGCTCAAAGCTTGAACAAGCTGCGGGTTATCAAGGAACTGCGTAAGCATGACCATGGACTGTGCCATCGTTCTCTTTGCCGACATACTTGCACCGGCGAGAACTTCAAAGTCATGTTGGGAATCCCAATATTCTCCCATGGTAAGCTTGTCAGTAAGTGGTTTACCGAGAACGTCTCCTAGGATATAAAGAATGGCCGCATCCGACATTTTCGTGAACACTAATTCGTCCACGATATAAAGGAACGGTTTAAATACCTGTTCGATAAAATTATCGAGAGGCCCGTCTAACCTTGTCGCACTCGCTGATGCTTGAATTGCGGCACCACCGGAAGTACGACCCATACTGGACCGCGGTCCTGCGGAACTCCCTTGCACTAGCTGTTGGTCTGCGCCGGACGAAGATTCGGTCGCTGATTCGGATTCTCTTAGAGCGTTCCAAACATCACTTGGAACTTTCGGAGTCTCCATCAAATGAAACGCCTTTTCTACTTCGCCGTCTACCGTCAGTACTTTACCAATGCCGGTTTTGACCATCTGAGTGAAATTGTTGCCATCACGTCTCTTGAGATAAATCGGATTTACGCCGAAGGACATAATTTTCAGAATGGCGTTGATCGTACCCTGATCCACTCTTTGATTCTGGCCTACAATAAGTCCGAGTCCCATCCCGTAAAACGCTCTTGGACGGTTCCACCAGTTCGATGAAAGGAACGGCAAACGTTTGAATTCGTTTTTTCCCTTGAAAATAACTTTCGTAGATTTAAGAACTAAAATTTTCCGTTTCGCATCCCAATACTCAAGCACTTCCAGCTTCTTCCGTAAAGGATCAGCAGGAGTACCTATGTTCGGGTCTTGTGCGTGATGGACTGCGCCCTTCATGTAAACCGATTGGTCTACCATCTGATTAGGCGCAGAAGCGGGTTCACCGATCCACACTGCCTTGAGATTAGTCGGAAAGTCCCAGCCATCCATTACGGAAGGATCGTCCTTAGCGGCTTCCTCTAAAGCGCATTGCAAATCATACATTTCGTAAAAGTCCATGTACCGTACATCTACCGCCCACTTCGCTTCACGGATGTCGGGAACTGCCAGCTTTGGATCGACAAGAACTGCGTCTAATGGTCGATGCTCAAAAAACGGCATCGGGACTACCCTACATTTTCTTTCGATATTAGGTGGCAAATCCGTCTGAATTTTAGTAACTAACTGTGCACCGTCGGGTCCGGATTTCTGTTCGATGACCGAAGGTTTGCGTTTGCAGACTTCTATCTCGGTCCAGTCGTATCCCCATTTCCAGATACCCGTCCCTAAATGGGACATGGTTTCCAGCCCCCACTTCGTCTCAGTCTTGAACTTACTTTTATCGAAGATATACGAGAACAAAGCTGTCTTTGCGTCGGTGACTCCTTGATGGGAGCCGGGACGTGGGCGAAGAATCATTGGCGGGTCATCGTAAAACAACCCTTTGTAAAGCTGGGGGACTACCGAGTTACAAATCTTTGCGACTGTGAATCGTTGCACATTCGGTTCTAGGACATAGGTATTGTCGTAAACTGTCATTGGTCTAGGGGCTTGGAACAACAAGTCTGCGTCACGCCAGAGAAGATTCCACTGTTTGTTTACAAGAAAATCCCTAGCAGATTGCGCCGACCGGACAACCAGTGACAACTCAACAGAACTGTCTACTCCTGGCTTAATGTCTCCGGAGGCAGTTGTATTCTCTGTATTCATCGTCACACTTGCATTGCCCTCGCCTTGTAACGTATTGTTCTGGTCAGCCATAATTATTCCTAGTTATACAATCCTGCGTCTGCAAAGGGATCACTAAAATCCGCTGCAGCGACTTGTTCGGCTTTTACTGCTTCTTGAATTGGAACGTCCGGGTTGTTCAAAGCGGCATTCAATGCCTTTTGCTGAAAACACTTTCCGTAAACGCCTTTGCCGTATATATGATCGTACTGCTGCTTGGCTTGCGAACTAATCACGAAGTCCGGGGAGGCTTCCTGCTTTTTGCCTTCCATGTCTGCGTAAGATGCGAACTGGTCAACCAGAATCGAGAGGGCACTTACGATATCATCGTGTGTGCTTGCTGCCGTTCCGAAGTTAGCGAGTTCTGTGTATAGTTCTTCAAGGCCGACGCATTGGTTTGCGAACAGTAGCCGATCATCGCCCAGATATCTGAGCACGGGTTTGGCCTTCATATCTTTTGCACTCGCCTTGTTTCCTTGGCCGAGTGGGACAAATTCTATCGGTACACGGACCCGGAGTTTGTCCATCTCACGATAGATTTCTTTACCGAGCCACTTTACGCCGACTGAATCTTCGATACAAAGTCGCACTGGTCGCCATTGATTCGCAACCGCTGCAATGATCTGGGGCAATTCGTATTCGTTATAGCGCCCACGCTTCATATCAATAATGTAGAATCGTCCGCCGTAAATCAAAGCCGTAATAATTACCGTGTAATCAGCCCAACTCTTTGTCGAATATGCCGTATCTACACAAGTTACCACAAGCCCGGTTTGCGGGAGCAAATTGGAATTGATTGTCCGGCGTTCCAGCAACTCACGGGGAAATTTTATCGTGTGCGCTCTGGTCGGATCATTCAGATACTTGATTGCGAAGCCTTCAGCATCGTGCATCTCTCCACGGAGAAATGCGTATGTAAGCTGGCCGGGAACGTTGAACCAAAGTTCGTAGTCGTTCTCCACCATCTCACTTTCAACTTTGCCCGCCTTGATTGCAGCAGCATTCGGCCACCAGCACGGACGCAGATATACCTTAGTCTTTACCGGATCACCATTCTTTTCGCAAAGTTTTATATGCTTCATGTCCTGACCGTACGTATCTTCTTGGTCATACCATGTACCGATCTTGTCATAGAATCCGTACGGGTGGAGCATGGCTTTGTTGATGCTTACTTGCTTGTTTACATTCTTGATTCGTTCTACCGTCCGACTGTTTTCGTTAGTCACCACGTCATCGAGTTTCATAACTCCGACGTGCCAACCAGACAAGTTCTGGTCAATAGATGCCGCCCAGACTGTACACTCTTTTTCCGCTTGAGTGACTACGGGCGTTTGATATTCCTGCAAAGTTCCTGCGTCTTTGTCAATGCAGTGCTCTGCGAATAATACTTGGAACATGAAGGACGTATCGTCGCCCAGGGTACAGGGCTTGATCGCTTTTTTCGTTCCAAACAAATTCGCTGTGTCTTGCGAGCCGTCTTCCAGCTTGAAGAAGCCTTTGATTTCACCTACGAAATCTTCAGCCAGTTTCAACACGCCGGTCAGAATCATGACCGTTACCTCTGGCCAGCATATCACATATTGTATTGTGTCGGCCATGTCGATAGACGATTTAAACCCCCCGCGGGGTACAAGCAGTAAACGCTCTTTTTGGTCTACATAATTCTTTGCAAATTCTTTGAAAGTCTTTACGGTAGGGTCTTTTTTGACCATGAATTCGTTACAGATTTCTTCATGCGTATTATGAGTCGTACCGTCGATCCAAATGTAGGTCTTATCTGTACAATCCCGGTATTTTTCAAGAAGGTGACAGAGGGCGAAAAGATTCGTTTGCGCCATGTAGCGATAACGAAACATATTCAACAGCGACTCTGGATTGCCGTCTACTACAACACCGTACGCCTTACAGACTTCTACTACCCGGTCTTGATGGACCTTCTTCATCTTGAGAAAGCTAGTCTTAGCACGATCCGTAAATTCCTCGGGAGACATGTCCCGATGCTGGTAATTCAAGTCAAGCTTGTGCTTGCTGAACCACTCCTTGAGTGCTTCGACTTGCATAACTCCCCCGTTAGTGCTTAAAGCCCTTCATCGTGGCAGCGAACATAGCCATATGGCGCAAATGCTCATTAGAACTTGACTTTGCAGCGGCCAACTTTGCGGCTGGAATCTTTTCGCCTTCGGGAACGCCTAGTGCTCTATGTAGCCCACCTTTATTTAAATGATGCAAAGCACGATACAAACTGACATTATGTTTCGCCATAATTACTCCTGTGCCGGTGCAGCAGGGGCCGCCGGTGCACCACCTGAGTACGCTTCCGGATTACCGCTATCTGCCTCAGCCTCGCCAGAATTAGGCTGGCCTACATGATCTTCCAAATGGGAATGAAGGGCATCCATGTTACTCAGCCCATGCTCCTCAGCAGGGTGATATTCTGGATGTGTGTGATGATGAGTAACCGTATGACTTCCGTCTTTGTGGGATTTAATTCTGATATGGTCGAGAACCTTAGCAGGTTTCTTTGCGGCCCTGCCCGGAATCATCGCCATTACATCTGCTGAATTCGTTGCTGCCATATTTTCCTCTTTGGGTGTAACTTTCTCACCCTCGTGCAACTTGTAAAGGCCCGTCTCAGGAACGTAATCCGTACCGTGTTTGAAACTGCCTAAAGGTTGCGTAAATCGGTCTGTGGGGGTTCGTATCTCTCCGGGCCGACTCCCATATTTTTCGGTATGAGTTATTTTGTTTACTTCTTGAGGAGGATTTGCTTTGGGTCTTTCGGGAGGGCCGCTTACCGCCTCGTTGTATTCTTCGATATTTTGTTTCTTCTGGCCTAATGCTCTTTCAGAAGTGCTCCCCGCCCCCATGTTCAACAATCTCTGGCTTATGTCTTTCGGCATACTATCCTTTCGGCGCTAATTCATCCCAGAGTCGGCGTGCATGAAATTCCATCCCATGACCGGGTTCATACGGGGGATAAAGTGTCTTAAAAATGTGTCTCGCCCGATTAAATGGTTGCGGCAACTCCCCCACGCTCCGCATATACAACAGGGCTATCGTCGGTCCTCTACTATGACCTGCGTTACAGTGTACCAGTACCGTCTTTCCTGCGGCGATCATCTCTTTGATAAAAGCGATTCCAGCATCCAAGACTTTTTCAGGAATGAATTCTGGATTCTCCACGTCGATGAGATTCAAAGCCATGTGATCGCCTTTGCGGACGAACAAGTAATCTTTTCCTTTTGGTGCACCGAGCGTAGTATACCCGAGCATTGCCCGGTGGCCGTCCGGACCATCTTTCGTCGCAGCAAGCCCTGCGTATCCCCGCTTCTCCGCTTCCGCTACGTCTGCGTCGGAGCCTACGTAGAGGTGGTCTATAATTTCATGCATGTATTAATCTCCTAAAAGAATGGGTGGTGTTGAAGGCACCCCCCGCTGCCGTTAACTAGACGACAATTTATCAAAAATTTTTTGTCCGTATTTCTCTAGGAATTCGGCTTTAGTGAGAAAGGCGTAGTCCCAAGTAATCTGGTCTGTATTCTGGCTTGCGGGCGCTGAGAACCTCTTTAAATGATACTGACATCCATTCATTGTTTCACCTTACGAATGGTAATCTCATAAACATCGCCATCAGCCGGTAGATCGTGTATTCTTACAATGCCGTCTGGACAAGGGGAACAAGATTCATAAAGTTCTTTGGAATTAATCAAAATCTTAAAGGCTTTTTGCTGATTTTCTGTCATCACTCCTCCTCCGTAAGTACAACTTTTGGTTTTGCCGCTTCTGCAGCTTTCTTCATCTGGGTTTCCACGAACGAAGTCACGATCATATTTGCGAAGTCTGCGGCAAAAATTAGGTGAATGTCATCGAATACGTGGTAAAGCTTTTTATATTGCCATTTCTTTGCAAAATCTTGTGCATGTTTCTGTGAGGCGACTTTAAGCAGTTGCATTTTTATCCCCCTTACGCATACTCTCTAACAACTGATCTGCGGCGGACAATGGTGTTTCCGCCGGAATAGGTGGGGGGTCTAAAATCTGATCTGGCTTAAAAATCTCATCCATCAAAGCAAGTCGATCCGCTGCCATTCGCATCTGCATAAGTTGCGGGGCATTAAAACCGTCTTTATTTAAAGCGATTTTTTTATATGCACCTGCAACAAAATCAGCACTTTGATATTTTCTGCGTCGTGCCATATCCCCTCCCGAAGTATGACTCCATTTAGAAAAAGCGTATACTTTTTCTTAATTACACGTATTCGATATTAACTGGCAGGCAACTTTCCGCAAGCCAAAATCGCACCCGTGTTTTTCTTCCTTGCGTCGAACAGATTCCCGAAATTCGGTATCCTTCGGCAAGATGATTCCGGTGGTCATCCGGACTTAACACTGCGTCCCAATTCGGGTGCGAGTGAATGTCTCCGATGATTCTCCATCCTTTTTTAGCGGCTTGTTCTGCCACTCTTGCATATTCGTCAGCCCACCATTGTACATAACTATAGGCTTGGCTGGCGTACTCTTTCGGATGAACGATCTGCTTTACTACAATCTTGTCGGAGCTTGTTACTTCCCCTACGAGAACCGCTTGAATTTCTTTTTGGTTGTCCCGTGCCTGTCTGCGAAAATAGTCCAGTTGAGTTTTTTTAATCCAAACTGTGGGCATATCCCCTCCAAAAAAAAACTGGGCAAGCGAGCAAGGATGCAAAGCAACTTTTTCGAATGCCCCCTAAGATTTACTCGCGACCTAAAGACAAACCTGAACTTTGTGAAAAATTAGTATAGATTACTTTACCAGTATCTGTACTAATAGTAAGACCCGTACCGACCTTACACGTAAATTGCGAAGTGCTACAAGTAAGAATCACTGCATTAACTCGATTGATATTTATTCCACCCGCAGCAAAGCCATTGAACTGAACATTCTGGCCTACCGAAAATTTATTTGCAACTGTTACCGTAAGCACACCCGTTCCCGAGTTATAGCTAAGTGCGGTAACCGAGATATAGCCGGAACCTTCTTCGTTTTGATTTGATCCTTCGAGATAATTTCCGGGTTGACCTGCGGTAGCGTCACAAGCACGAGTAGTTGCACTCGGCTGTGCACTATTCACCAACTTAGCTCCAAAACCACCGGGTTGGACGTGTCCGAGAATATTTCCTGAATCATAGGGAGTGCCCAAAGTCAAGCCGCTGCCCTTAGTGTTTGCGTTCTTACTGATTATTGCTGGCATATTTCCTTTTCCTTTTCTACCGGGAGTGCCGGTCCTGTGGAGTACGAAACTCTATGAAACCCTATCGGAAATCCGGGCATCCATCGCACCCCCGCCTCGTACTCTTCGGGCGTAAGACCGTTTAGTTCTTTGGGGTCTTGATTAAATACTAACATAATTTCACAATCAGAACAATCAATAAAACAATCGTCGCAATAACTCCTAAAATTTTCAAAGCGAGTTTTTCCAATTCCCAAATCCACCGAATCGGTCCGGGGGGTATGTTCGGATTGTTAACGATATACCGCATATCTGCGCCTCAACTGTTCAAAAATTGAATTATCAGCGCCTTTCCAATCTGCTTCCTGACGATTGCATCGCCAAAAATGAACACCATAAATATCCGGCGGAAGTTGAACCACTCCATTAAACCACAACCATTCCGGATTAGACGGTGTTACATGGGCTGGGTTAAAAAACTTATAATACGACTGCGGGCAAATACCAAAATGTCGCACTGCTGCAGTCTGTAGCCAGGGACCGAGTTCGCAATAATCTTTCAGTTCATGCCAATTCCCTGCCGGATTACTTTTTTCCTTGACTTGAGCTATACACCAAGCCATGACAGGGGAACCCTTTGGGGCTTTACAAAAATCTGCGTTAATGTAGTCTGGACGGTTTTTATCAAGTCGCTCCTCTACGAATATAGTTTCATCCAAGAAATCAAATGGGCGCAAACAGACTGTATCCATATCAACCCACCAGTTACCCCGATTAAACAATAAATGGTATTTAAACCAATCAGAAAATTGCGCTGCAAGTTTGAATCGAGCGAGGTCTGATTGAGGAACAATCTCGTTAGCATCTTTAATGATAACACCTATGGGGGCATCCTCTATTGGGCCGTAAGTATAAAGATGGAATTCATGGCCATTCGCTATATATGAAGCGCAACATAACCGACCCACAATCCCCAACTTTGACCCGGACCAAAAACTTTGCATGATGTCCATAGGTTACCTATACGTTTGAGCGTAACTCCACCCCAGACCGACAAACTTGTTCATCGCTTTCAGAATTGTTTCCTTTACCCTGTATGTATTCCTAGTCTGGCAGCAATTGAAGGCTTCTTTAATGGATGTTACTACAACTGGACATTCGTCATAAATGGAATAGTAATCCTCAAACTTGAAATTGCCTCCTGTCAGATTATCGCTCAACTTCACCCAACAATTTGGTATATCAAGCGAATCCGCCAGTATCAACCCATGTAAAGAGCTAGATATTAAATTCTCACATTGCGATGCGGCGTCAATCACCTCTTGGACACCTGATTGTACATCTATATTCAGTACATCCGGGCTTAACTCGGTAACCTGTGCGGAAGTTTTGTCGGCATAGTGTGGAATAATCCCGTAACGGAATTTTTTCTTCGTCGGCTTTGCGAACAAATACGCCAGAAGTCCGGGGTCGCCTAGCGGAATATCGTCCAATATTCCAGTGCAATGTTCTTTAGTCAACCGCCCCCGCAGCAGATGCACTACGGCGGCACTCAAATCTCGTCGAGACTCCCGATGTATGAAGCCCGACCCGAGTATATGACCTTTGAATTCGGGAGTCACTGTTTCCAAAATTGAGCCAACACAAATCAAACTGGTGGTCGGCGGAGGTACTCTCCTTAATTCAATGTCATATAAGGTTTTAAATAGAAACGGATTAAATGCATCCCCCCAATTATTTTCATTTAAGGGATTATCACCAACAAACCAAAAAGCATTCATAACCATTCCATCGCTGCGGCATGACCAAGATCAAGAACAACTTTCGGGCGACATCCCGTAGTAGCAATTGCTGGAGCTATGTGTTTATTAGCCGGTCCGCCTGCAAATAAAACCAATGGACATATATTACTTTTTGCTTGCATGATAACAGAATCGGCTTGCTGCCACGAAGTCATCTCGATGCAGTCCGTCATTAACCCAAGGGCATGAATGCGTTTCGTAAAAGTAATGTTGGCGTTTTTGTCACCATTGATAAAGAGTACTTGTCTGGCTTGATAAAACAATTGATCCTGCAATTTCCTACTCCACGTTCGCACAAACCAATTATCTATATATCGCTTTCTGGCGGTAAACAAATCCGCTACACTAAAACTCTCCATCTGGATACCCATAATGTTTGGGGCATAATATGTGGAATCTTCTGCAGCGATTTTTAGCCGACGTATCAATTCTCCATTTGGGATATCATAGCATCCAAGACCCCTAAGCCACTGTTCATTAAACGGTGAGTTAGGTGGTTTAATCGTAACTTCAGGCAGCCCCTTCTGTGCGTGTTGAAAAAGATACTTCTCGCCGTCCCCCATACGAACTAAAGATAATGATTCTTGAGATACCAGCGCATTGGCTACTAACATAAAAAATGTATTAGGGCTAATAGTATTCTGGCAAATTTCTTTCTGGTGGGCGTTCAGTCTTTCAGTCAACAATTCCATTGGCATCTCACACCTCCAGGGGAGATACAAACTCATATCCTTCGCTCTTATACCGAGCAATCATAATATCTGTTGAGCGCACTGTGTCGAACCGGGGAGCACCAATACCAAGATGTCCGCCATCGTGCATCAAAATAATTCCGCCGCCACCCGCCAACTCCGTATGCACTTTGTTTACAATATAATCTACGCCATTAAGTCGCCAATCACTGCCTGCGGCTTTCCACATCACCGTAATCAATCCGTGAGAAGTGACGATGGATTCTATCTGTGAGTTTATCAATACAAAGGGTGGACGAAATAGTTTTGAATGCTCTCCAACAACTTCTGTCAGGATGTGTTCGCACCCTTCAATCTCTGTTCGGATCTCGGGCAATGATAATTCCGTCAACTTCGGATGCGTGATTGTGTGATTGCCAATTAGGTGTCCGGCTTTAGAAACTTGCTGGGCTATATCTGGTAGAAGCTGGACAAACCCGCCTACCATGAAAAAGGTAGCTTTCACACCATGCTTATCAAGAACATCTAACAAATCAAGAGTAAATGGGGTGTTCGGACCATCGTCGTATGTCAATGCCAGCCTTCGACCCATATCTCTCCTCACCAACCTACATGGGACCATTTCCGATTAACGTGAGCAATGTAATACAATTCTTCCGGGGGTTGAATTCCCGTATAAAAAGATGGAGTATGTTTCACGACATAGGGCCGATCCATCCGTAAATTGTTCTTGTTAATCCCGTAATCGTGCTTCGCTGGTCCTACCGGATACAATGCAAACGTCGTATCAATCGGAGCATAAAAGGCTTTTGCACTGTGGCGACGGGTCCAGTACATATTCTCGTCATACCGAGACTTACCCTTGGGATCATATGTCTCTGGGGGAACAAGACCAGGGAATAAAAGCCCCGTGCCGACTTTGCCACATGAAGGATTATCGTGCAACAACAATTGCAACTGGTTTATTAAATCTTTTGGACAGTTTATGTCCGGTATTAAATCTGGATCGGTAACGATATACGGAGTGCGCTGTTGCAGGTGAAAACCCTTATCCCAGAACGCCCAAGGTCCGCAATTTTGTCCGAGGTAATTCACACTCACGCCTTCAGGAAGATTTTTGTAATACTCCATCAACGGCGGATATGTTGAAGCGTTATCAAAAATAACAATATTCTTCGTACCAGCATCCTGCAACCAATCAATCATCTCCCGCATTGCTGTGAGGCGATTGAAGTTATTGAAGTATACCGGGATGTCCGCTGGATCGACTAGCATAATACCCTCTCATTTGATCTGGAGAAAGACTATGCACTGACAAATACTCATTTGGCTTTGCCAACTCCTCATCGCTGATATATTGATTCGTCTTTGATTGATGGGCTATATGATAGCGACCATCGAAGGAACAATTGATACCCTTCCTTCGCAACGATTCACCTACCCAACGATCCTCAGCCCAATTTCCAGTTGGGGCGCTCCTAAGAAATTCCATCGCATGTTTACTAAGCCAGTATGTCATACCCGAGCAATAATCTGTGCCAACGGGTCCACCAACATAATCAGCGGTAGGGATATTCTTGAGAATACGATCCCAGTATACGTACACATCATCATCCACTTTCAATAAATAATCATACCCGCCATCAAGGGCGTAGGAGATCAATGCTCGGATCTTCTCGAAAGAATGATGATAATCGTCGGAAGCATCAAGAAAAACTTCATCGGGTAACGGTTCAATCCGACTGCAAGGCTTCCCCTTGAACACTTTGTAATCACACGTAACGTCTTTCAACCACGAATCACGAATACCTGATAACCTATCAGTCACCGGACGAGTAAACCAATCCTGCATTAGGTCATTGGTAATGTATTGATATCTATGACACGAAAAAATTCCTAACAGGATGCGTTTCGGCTGTCCTTCTGGATGCGGTATGTCCAAGTGACCTCCGGTATAAATATAAACCGCCCCCCTGCGTCTGCGATATTGTTCCAGAGTTGCCAGTCCTCGTATTTCTTCAAATCGGGAAATCCGCCAACTTTTTCAAACATACTACGTCGTACTAAGGAAGTCACTGCAATGTAATTACCGTATCGTAAGGATTCCCTATCAAATTTACGAATAACCGTTGCGATGCCCGATTGACAGGAACTGTAAACTACATCGGCATTTTCGGAAACAGCACTCAATGTTGCCAAATGATTCGGCAGAAATAGGTCATCATCATCCAGAAAAGCAATCCAATCATATTCTACAGGAAGGGCGTTCACCATAGCATTGCGAAGAATAGATGGACCTAATCTAAGCGAATCCGTTTCAATAAAATGACTATGAGGAACTGTTTGGACCCTCACAGAGGCAATACATTCTATAAGAAGACTTTCTCTACCGGGCTTGTGTGGCGTAATAACGGCAATCATCGATACATACTCCGCCAGTCTTGTACTAATAAATTTTTATCAAGATAAGTTGGCGATTTACCCGGAATACGTTTGGGTGGTCCCCATTTCTTGTTATAAATTCCTTGATTATCTCGATAACCTGTGCGTGAGAATGAAGCTGTGCAACCTTTTTCGCCATGTCCGTGCTTCACAGATACGTCTGCGGTGCAAGCTAACTTAAACCCTGCATCCTGTGCTCGGCGGCAATAATCATCGTCATCCCAACCGTAATCAATAAATTGTTCATCAAGTAATCCAATTTTATCAATCACTGCTCTGCGTATCAATACACACACGAACGCCAGCCGATAATCAGAATACTCTATAGAAGATTTCACATTCGATTGATTAACATTTCCTACCTCACCCAATATCTTTGGCGAAAGAATTCCGACATCCGGGTAATCCTCTAAAACTTTTTCCATTGCTTCCACAGTGTTTTCATGTGTAAAACAACAATCATCGTTCATCAAAAGCACATTGTCTGTGCAAGCGTTGATGCCCAGATTGACGTTACGAGAGTAAATAAAGGGTTCAATTCCTTGGATCAATGTCCAACCAGCGGGCGGGGTTATATCTTCCCCATCCCTCACTAAAGTCTTTTTTTCCTTTGGTGCAAATTGATTGATGCTGGTTAGACAGTCCTGAAAAATATCAGGATACTTCGATGGCACGATAATAGTCACTAGCTCCCCCACACCCAATTACACCAGCAAATAACTATATCAGCAAGATGCCGCTTTAGCAGAAGCCGGTGGCAGATCGGGCAATTCCGCATCCACATAATGACTCCAAAATCAAAAGACCTACTCTGGCTGGCACCAAAGTAGGTCAGATGGTCGCATGCGACTTATGTCACCCGCTGCGGCTCTTGTGGAGCCGGGAGGA